GATGCAAAAACTCCAGCAGACATCACATTGAAACGAGTATGCATGCAACACGTACATCATGGCCCCGGAAGCAATTCAACATCTTGTTATAGAAATGATTTAGATATAATCATAAATGAAAATAGATACATATTTTGTACTGACGATCAATCCTCTACAGGAAAATGGAGCTTCCCATCAGGAGTAGATAGCGTAGTATTACCCAAGAGTCATACAGGAATGCCATCTAATACAGTAGAGAAAGATGTATCGGGTCTTCTATCAAACATTTATGTTAATTTAGCAACATTACGAAATATAGTAAATACCGATAGTGTGGTTTCTTATGTGGACATTTATACTGAATTGCTGAAAAGAATAAATAACGCATCTGATGGTTTTTGGGATTTGGCATTAGTAGAAAATGAACAAACAATGACTATCACAGATAGAAAATATTTAAGTAAATTAACGAAACAACCATTAGATAAAGCATACTCCTTTGATTATTACGACTCTGATAGCATAATAAAATCTTTAAAGTTTTCTCCAGCTCTTAGTACTGCTCAAGCTACACGAGCGTTATATGGAAAAACGACCAACTCAGCATCGAAATTTACATATTCAGATAAAAATGATTTGTTGGATTATAAATTCAAGGATGCGGTAAATTTTGATGATGAAGAAGTAAAAGGAAATGACGGTAGTGATGTAACAACCAAATCCAATAATTCGTTTATAGACCAATATAATGATATGCTGCAGTCTGTTCAATGGATAAATAAACCACCCAATGATAACTCAGATAATTCTTTGCAAATGACATTTCCTCCCGATGGAAAATCAACCGATAAGGAATACGTAAAATTATGTATTGCAGGAGCTTATTCACAGGAGTTATTGAGATTGTTATTAGACGATAGAGATTTTGCAAATAATCCAAGATATTGTGCAATTCAACCTGGTATTACATTGGAAATGACTTTACAAGGAATTGGCGGTCTTCGAACATTTCAATATTTTCTTATTAAAAATTTGCCTGCACCATATAGTGATAAAGATGTAATATTCAGAATTACTAATGTCAATCATTCATTAGAACGTGGTAATTGGGAAACTGTTATTACTGCTGGAATACTTCCTCTTCGTCAATATATCAAAGATCGCATCAATCCACCCGAAGTCGGTTGGCCCGCTGATGCTAGAACATAAAATGTTGACGTTTTTACTGTAATCGGATAGAATTCAGTAGAATGTTTGAATCTATAAGAAGTTATAATCAATTCGTTAGTGATATAAAAAAGAACCATAATACGCTCGTTTTGTATGCGGTTCCTAACGATGAAAATGTCCATCCTTGTGCGACAGATGTTTCTGTGGTTTTCATAAAAGATGTTGAAACTAAAGAAACTCATTGTGTTTCATTCGGTCATCCTGATGTTCCAACTATTATTAATAAGATTACATTCTTAAGTGATTTTAATGATTTAATGTGGAATCGTAAATGGGTCTTTGATAAGAAGTCATTCATTCAACTTCTACCGATGAAGGGATTATTTGACTTTAATCTCTATAATCATCTTTGGGAAGGATATACATTAGACAAGACAACATACGAAACACAAGCTCATAAATTCATTTATCGTTCTAAGGCTGGTCAATCTTTTCTGAATAACGCTATTCCTCTTTTGAAACATAAAGAGATGTTTGACGCTTTATGTCATGAGATAATGGAAACTACTGCTTTAGGAGCTAATGTAGATAATGGATTTCGAAAAGAAAATGAAATAGTTATAGAAACTCTAGCAGAACTAGAATCCAATGGAATCTGTGTTGACCCACAGTTATTCAATGGATATTTTGATGCACAAATTCATAGCGGTAATCTTGTATATAGCCAATATAACATTTATACAGCTACCGGCCGCCCGAGTAATCATTTTGATGGTGTAAACTATGCTGCTTTAAATAAGGATAATGGTGTAAGACGTTGTTTTGTATCACGATATGGTAAAGATGGTAAAATAGTGTTAATAGATTATTCAGCTTTCCACCCAAGAATTATTTCATATTTGATAAATTTTCCCATAGACATTAACACTGATGTTTACAAATATTTAGGTAATATGTTTTTTAAGAGACAGATAACCGAATATGATATGGATGAAATAAAGAAGATTACATTCCGCCAACTTTATGGTGGTGTAGAAGATAAATACGAACATATTAAATATTTTGCTAATCTTAAGGAATTCATAAATAAAAATTGGGTAGATTTTACAAAAAATAAGTTTGTATTAACTCCACTGTTTCAACGCCGGATTACAGATAGTCATGTAACAGACCCAAATCCAAATAAATTATTCAACTATATTCTTCAAGCTACTGAAACCGAATTAGCTATACCTGTAGTTAAATCGGTAAACGAATATCTTAGGGAAAAGAAAACCAAAGCGGTATTATACACTTACGATTCTCTTATGCTTGATTTTCATAAGGATGATGGTGTTAAGGTGTTGGATGAAATAATGAAGATAATGAAGATGGGGGATCGGTTTCCGATAAAGGTAGAAATAGGAGACACTTATGATTCAGTAAATCAAATCTATCCTTAACTTTCATATTTTTTAAAGATATTTATACCTAACTAATATGAGAAATATATTCGACACAGTTTTGAGAGACATATCATTTGATTCGAGAATAACTAATGGCATTTTTGATATAGAAAAAAATGACCATATGGATATTCTTCGAGAATATTTTACAAATAAAGGTATTGATTCTGAAACGGTGAGAGAATATACCAATGGGGTACTGGAAGGTAAATATCCCGAACGCCAAGCCTATAATGTTAAGGGTATTCTTGTAACATTTCCAACACCCGAATATAAAGCAAACGCTATTAAAAGAGGAACACACTTTGAAGATGACCCAACAAAAAGGGCTCCTAATGTATTTGCTGCTGCTCAACAAGACAAAGCAGCCGCACGCACACCAGCCGCTGAAAAACCCGAATCACCAGCTCCTAAAGCAGCACCAACAAGTCTTCCTACATCAGCTGCTGGACCTGCTCCAGCACCAACAGATACGAAAACTCCTGGACAATCTCCGGGAAAAACTCCTGAACAATCACCAGAAGCACCACCTGCTACAACACAGGCTCCACAACCACCACCCGAAGCAGCTGAACCCGAACCTGAACCTACTGAACTTCCGGAAGTGCCACCTAAGTCACCCGCAGAAAAAACCGCTGATAAGAATGTAATTAAAACCATGTTAAAGGGGGATGATTATATGTTAGAAGATATTACCCCTCCAGAATCTCCATACTCTACTACCGCTGAAACTATCGCTTGGCAAAAAGGATATAAAGAGGGGTATAAATCGGGATATGAAGATGGTATAGATGAAGCATCACGACATGATTGGATAAATGAATCATCACGACATGAATGATAAAAGACAACTGCTCTGCACGTTCGCTTCGTCAAAATCATTCAAATCTACAATTGAAGATATACGAAGGCTTTATTCCGTTTATAGTAATAGATTTTTTATATTCACCAACGTAAACAATCCTGAAGAAGTATTCATAACTTACAATATAGTTAGTGAGGGTAAGGAATTTCCAAAAATGGCTAATACAATTTCTATTCATAGAAAGAAGGAGTTTAATGTTTTATACAGCTTAAATTCAATGAATAAAATAATACAAGACGAAAATGATGGTGTGTTTGATAAGACATTTTCTGTGAATTGGAAATTGTATTCAAATTCATTTATTATTTTAAATAACGGAATGATTAAAATAATTCCTATAAATCTTTTGGAAGTGATTGGTTAATATGCCTATTCGACTAACAAAAAAAGAATTTGTTGATCGATCTAATGATCTTCATGAAAATAAATACGATTATTCAAAAGTAAATTATAAGAACGCTCACACACCTACTGTAATAATTTGCCCTAAGCATGGAGATTTCTTACAAAAACCCTATTGTCATCTTAGACCATACGGATGTCCTATGTGTGGTGGTACGAAAAAATCAACAACGAAAGAATTTATTGAGAAAGCCAAAAAAATACATGGTGATATTTATTCCTATGAAAAATCAAAATACACTCTTAATAGAGAAAATGTAGAAATTATTTGTTTTAAACATGGCTCGTTTTATCAAAAACCAAATTACCATTTATTAGGGGAGGGATGTCCGAGATGTACCGGATTGGTGAAATTGACTAAAAAAGAATTTATTGAGAAATCAAAATTAATTCATGGAAACAAATATGATTATTCTAAAGTATCTTATATTAATACCAGAACAAAAGTAGAAATTGTTTGCCTTAAGCATGGAATTTTTAGGCAAAAACCAAATTCTCACTTAAATGGTAATGGGTGTGAAAGGTGCACATACAAAATATCGAAACCTGAAGTAGAATTCTTAAGTTATTTAAAAATACAAAATCAAAATTATAGATTGAATAATTGGAAGAGAAAAAAGGTAGATGGATATGACCCAAAAACAAATACAGTATATGAATTTCTTGGAGATTATTATCATGGCAACCCAAAGAAATATAAACTATATTTAATAAATCCTACATGTAAAAAAACCTATGGAGAACTTTACTTTAATACGATTGATAATTTTAGAAAATTGAAAAAATTAGGATACGCCGTTAAATACATTTGGGAATCGGATTGGAAGAAATTTAAAAGTGGTCTAAATAAAATTCCTCATATATTAACAGCTTAGAAGTCATTTCGTAACCTTTTATATAGTTCAAACTTATAAAAAGCGGCGGAAAATAAAAAAATAAATTCACTTTTTATAGGTTGATTTTCGCTTCTTTTCGTGTCATACTCCATACCTATAAGTAAGAGACAAGAATTAACAAATTTATAGTTAACGATTGATTCTTACTGAGTTAAACAATTAAAAGAAAGACATAATTATATGCCATTAAATTTAGACAAAATTAAAGCCCGCCTTGCATCCTTCGAAAATAAAGGAAAGAAAAACGAAAACTCCAAGGTAAAGGAATTCATTTGGAAGCCAACATCCGGAAAACAAGTAATTCGTATTGTACCTTACCAGTACCAACCTGATGACCCGTTCATTCAGATGAAGTTTCACTATGACTTTAATGGTAAGAACTACCTTTCGCCTTCAACATACAATAATCCAGACCCAATCGTGGAATTGGCTGACAGATTGAAGAAGGACAAGGATACTTGGAAGATGGGTCGTGCTCTCGAACCTAAACTCCGCACCTATGTTCCTATCATCGTTCGTGGTGAAGAAGAAAAGGGCGTAAAGTTCTGGGGATTCGGAGTTACCATCTATAAGCAAATCATGACTGCTATGGCAGAACCAGATTACGGTGATATCACAGACCTTAACAACGGTTATGATATTCAAGTGGAATTTAAGAGTGCTGACCAAGTTCAGAAGGTCAACGAAGACGGTAAGAAATTCCCCGAAACTTCAATCTTCATTAAGCCTAAACAGCGTCCTGTGATTGACCCAACTAATCCAAAGGCTAAGGAAATCATGAACTTGATTACTACAAAACAGCCTAACATTAGTGAAGTATATCCTGTTTCTACATACGAAGAATTGGCTGCTGCTCTTGAAGAATATATCGCCAAGGCTAAAGCAGGTCAGGCAGACGAATCAACTCCAGCACCTGCTGAGGAAGATTCTAATGTGGTTCTTCCTACAGAAGAACAGATTGCCGCAGCTCAGGAACCAGTAGTTACTGTTGCTGAAGTAAAGACAGAAACACCAGCTCCTGCTGTTGTTACTCCAACTCCACCGGCAAAGCCCGTTACATCACCAACCGCAGCTAAGGCTGGTTCCAACATTAAGGAACTGACCGCAGCGTTTGAAACGTTGTTCCCTGCTGCTAAGTAAGAATTGGTGCATTAAAATAACTTGTAATGCTACATCGAAAGGTGTAGCATTGCAGTTATCTTATAACAATTTTCATAGAAAGAATTACATATGGCTAAGGGAAAATCAAATCACGTAGAAGTAGAATCAAATAAAGTTCAAAAAGCAGATAGAGATGAGTTAGCACAACTTATTGTAGATACTGCAAATCGTTCACAAAAAGATGGAAGTAGAGTCGCTTACTTTCTTGATGAACAAGAAGACCCATCAATGGTATCCGATTGGATATCAACAGGCTCGTCAATTTTAGATTTAGCAATCTCCAATCGAAAAAATGGTGGTCTCCCTGTGGGACGTATTGCTGAATTGAATGGATTGGAAGGAACGGGTAAATCTCTCTTAGCAGCTCACATTATTGCTGATACTCAACGCAAAGGTGGTGTGGGCGTAATGATTGATACAGAAAATGCTGCTGCTCCGGCATTTTGGACAGCAGTAGGGTGCGACTTAAGAAATCTTCCATATTTCCAATTAGTTACCGTTGAAGAAATTTTCAATAAAATGGAAGAGTTAATTGGTATTGTTCGTAAATCAAGTAAAGACCGTCTTTGCACTATTATTGTAGATTCTCTTGCTCAAGCGTCAACCGCTTCTGAAATGGAATCGGAACATGGTGCTAAAGGATATAATACTCAAAAAGCGATTATTATTAGTATGGCTTGTCGTAAGATTCTTGGTCTTATTGGTAAACAAAGAATTTTACCTGTTTTCACCAATCAATTACGCATGAACATGGCTACCTTTGGTCA